GAAATAGGTCAATGAGAGACCGCAGAAAACGCAAGTCGGCCTATTTAAATGAGAAGCAATCGTATGAACGTGTCTACATAAGATTTCTTATGATTGAAATTATATATTGGCGGTTAAAATAACATTGGCCATTCTGTAAAATTGAACAATCGCCAGAAATTCAAATTGGTGAGTTTGTAGTAAAGAAAGCCATTCAATCTAATGTTTAGAACTGTACCCCAGAAGTAAGAAAAAAACTTTTGGGGTATTTTTATGGAACAATCAAGAAGAAAGGATCTGAAGCATAGTCATTCAGATAAAATGGGATTAATTGAACCCAAGTTCTCAACTGAGTAGGGTTCTTTGAAATGCACCTTAAACTATATTTCAAATTCAAGCTAGCGCAATGGCAAAATATTAGCTTCCAACTTTATTAGTTTATAGAACTCAAAATGATTTCAAGTATAAACTATAATAAATTATCCAAGAGTATCAGACTTTATTATTTATTTGACAAATTAAATCCCGTAGAAGTCCAAACAAACCACTTTTTTTGATGAAAGTGTGAAAATATGAAATGGAATTCGTAATTTTGAGGTTCCAACTTCTAAAATTGAGGATAAGTCAAAACGTTACACACAAATTTAAAAGCGATTATAAGCATACTTTATGAACTCAGACGAACAGAAATTTCTAAATGATCTCGATAAAAAACTATGGACGGCAGCTGATAAGCTTCGTTCTACGCTATCGGCAGCCGAATACAAACACGCAGTACTCGGCCTTATTTTTGTAAAGTACATTAGCGATGCTTTTGAAGTGAGACGCAAACAATTAGAAATTGATCTTAGAAATCCTAAACACGATTATTATCTCAACCCGGAAGATTTTGATAGTCCCGAAGACTATGAAGCTGAATTGAAAGTTGAATTTGAGGTAAGAGATTATTATACCGAGAAAAATGTTTTTTGGGTGCCAGAGAGAGCGCGTTGGAGTGCATTGCAAGACAATTCAAAAATAGCAGTAGGTGCTTCATTACCTTGGTTGAAGAAAAATTCAAAAGGCGAAATAGAGCCCGAAAAAATGCGTGGTGTAGCTTTTCTTATCGACGATGCATTGGAAGCTATCGAAAAAGACAATCCCAAGCTAAAAGGCATTCTGAATAAAACCTATACCCGGCTGAATATTGATGATTCGAAAATGGGTGAATTAATTGATCTCATTGCAACTATCCCTTTCGAAACAGGTTCTTTGAAGTCGAAAGACATTCTGGGTCATGTCTATGAATATTTCTTAGGACAATTTGCCAGTGCCGAAGGTAAAAAGGGTGGTCAGTTCTACACGCCTAAATCCATTGTAACCTTAATTGTAGAAATGTTGCAGCCTTTTGAAGGTCGTGTTTATGACCCTGCCATGGGTTCAGGTGGTTTCTTTGTGCAAAGCGAGAACTTTATAAAAGAACATGCCGGAAAGATTGATAATATATCCGTTTATGGACAAGAATATAACCATACTACCTGGCAATTAGCTGCCATGAATATGGCATTACGGGGCATTGATTTTAATTTCGGAAAGCAACCAGCTGATACATTCAGCAACGACCAACACCCTGATTTGCGTGCTGACTATATCATGGCAAACCCTCCTTTTAATATGAGTGAATGGTGGAATGAAAAATTGGAAGGCGATGTGCGTTGGAAATATGGCACACCTCCCGAAAGCAATTCCAACTTTGCATGGATGCAACACATGATACACCACCTTAGTCCATTGGGTTCTATGGCATTGTTGTTGGCAAATGGCTCTATGAGTACCAATACCAACAGCGAGGGTGAAATACGAAAAGCCATACTCCAAGCCGACTTGGTAGAATGTGTAGTAGCCTTGCCCGGACAACTTTTTACCAATACTCAAATCCCTGCATGTATCTGGTTTCTGACTAAAAATAAAAAAGCAGCCAACGGAAAAGTAAACCGCGAAGGCAAAACATTGTTTATTGATGCCCGTGAAAAAGGTTACATGAAAGAGCGAGTTTTGCGTGATTTTAAACCTGACGATATCAAAGAGATAACAGAAATTTTTCTCAAATGGCAAAAAGAGGATGGTTACGAAGACCTGCAAGGCTTTTGTAAAACCGCAACTCTTGCCGATATCGAGAAAAACGACTTTGTAGTTACGCCCGGACGTTATGTAGGCACTACCGAAAAAGAAGTAGACAGTGAGCCTTTTGCTGAAAATATAATCGCAAAATCAAAATGTACACGTTTTAAAAACAAAATGTACACTTTTTAAACCACTCTATCGTAACAAAGAAACGGCATCCTAATGATAGGATGTCGTTTTATTATGATTTAAATACCGATTAATTACTCTTTAAACAGCCACCTTGCTGTTGTAAATACCATTTTCCACACAACTAGCCCGTCACTTCTCGGCTCTTGGTCGCGTTGAATGCATTCTAATTCTTCAAAATCTGACGGTGCAAATCCTTGCAGTGCATTGTACTGGGCATCGGATTGTGTTGTCCATGCCAATGATCGGTTTAGCACCGTTTCGGGCGTGTCGGCAGCTGTACGGCTGCCAGTAGCATCAAATGCCAAGCGAATGGTAATTGTGGCGTTCTCGCGCTGGTCACCACCTTCTGATACGTCCGAAGGCTTGAAACTAAAGCGAACTAATGAACAAGGATATGCCAAAGCCTTACGACTCTCTGATGTATCTAATTGCCCACTATCAAAATCTATCCATTTGGAACCGGTATTCTTTAGTGGCGTAATTAACGCCATATATAAGTCTTTCATTTTTCAATTATGTTTTTAAGTTCTTTCACGAATTTAGCTCTTATGTTTGCTTCCAGTACCGCCGACCGTCCTATGAACGGTCTAGCTTTCATTGTAAATGATTTCTTGCCAAATATCTTAGCCGTTTCGCCAAATTGGTGAACCGATGCATAAGGCTTATCATTCCGAATAGTTACGCGATCCGCTTTCTTTACGTAATGGATTGCATTTTTAAGCTCCATTGTTTCACCGCTCAAAATCTTATCTTTTGCACGTGTAGGTGAAAAGTTAGTTGTTCCGGGCTTCTTTGTCTTTTTATCTTTTTTAGTGCCATTTACTTCTACAGCCTTTTTATTTGGGTTCTGACTATTAGCACCCAAAGAGAAACCATACCACTCACTAGTACTATCACGTCGCTTTACATTATCCCACTTTTTTAGTGATTTATCAGTGAAGCCCTCATTTACAAACGACTCATTGTAATGGTTGACGGCTTCCGTTCCAATTATATCGGGAACATCTTCAAGCTTAAACCGCTCAATTTCGGCCATTCGCTCACGCACACGCTGTTTTGCTTCCTCAGGAGTCATTACACTACTTTTATTCCGTTTAACTTCAAATAATACAGCGTTTCGTCTATCCGGTCAAGTCGGCGACAAAATGAAGTATTCGTTCGGATGTCCTCCTGAATAGCTAACATTCGACTCATTACGTCGACCGCATTTTTATTCGTGGCCAATATGGCAACAATATTCAAGCGCATAGCGATAATCTGACCTGTAAGAGCCGTGCCGGTTTCTTCAGTCATTTTTGCCGTATCACCTTTAATACCGGTTTGAGCAGTAGTGTCACCCGTAAATAGGTTACTATACTTTCCCAATTGTTCATAATAAAGCTTTCCGGCATCCTGTATCTTCTTTTCGAAAGATGACTGTTCTGTTGATGTCAACTCGCCGTTACTTTCCATATCTGCCGCCAATTGCTCTACGGCTTTTTGCATGGGTTTTTCGAGAAACTGTAATTTTAAAGCATGTGATACTGCATTCTTAATTACATCATTCACCACATTACCCATTGCCACTGCGGCATCCTCACCGTTAGAAAATGCAGTAACAAGCGCATCGCCAAGCTGAGAGGCTAAGTCCTTTGCATTTGTTTGTGCCAATCCCTCAACAATGGCATCAGCAGTATCGGATATCTCATTTTTAAGTGCTTCAATCTCCGCCTTACGGTCGGCAATGGCATCCTGATTCTGTTTTTTCTTTTTCTTTCGATATTCCTGTGCAAGCAATGCCTCAT